AACTACTGGTGGATTTTTGGGTATGGTGACAAGAACATCAGCAGAACCAACCAATTTAAAACAAAATCAATGGGTTAAACCAAAACCAGAGGCTAGTGGTAATTTTTCATATACATTCACTAATTTCTGTAGTAGTTTAGGTTCACCAATAATTGTGAATTTAAGTCTTGAAGATGTATACCTAAGATATTGTCAAAGTGGCGATTATTGGACTAAAGAGTATTATAATAGACCATTATCGAGTGGAAAAACATGGATTGGAAATTCATCAAATGCTGTTTGTGAAATTCCAGTTATTGATGAATGGGTTTATTCTGACATATCTTTAAGTTATATTGGTCAAAAATTCTCATATCCAACACAAACGATAATGAAAACTGATTTGGATACCTGCATTACAATACCAAATTATATTTTCATTCAAAATATTAATTTGAAAAATGTTGGAAATACGGCAATATTTACAATACCTGCAGGTAAGGTTGCAGTGGTTAATTCATTAAAATTAATTACATTACAAACTGCTAATCCAACAACATTTAAAGTGAGTGTTGGAAATAATTCAGCAGGACCGTATAATAACATTTCGGCTTGTTATGCAATTTCTAATGTGTTGCAATATGAAACATATTGTTTACCGATGAACACCACACCCGGTAAGGCATTAACTGCTGCAAGTGGTTCAGTACTTTATTTTAGGGTTGCAACTGGTTCTACCAGTGCTAGTGAATTATGTGCACATTTACTTGTTGAAGCATTTTTATTTTAATTAGATTATGATAAAAAATAAAGATAATATAATATTAAAGAATGGTGATTCTATATTTAAATCACAAGTTATTGATTCGTATATTGAAGGAAATATGTATTATTCCCATTATGTATATTTGGGATATAGTGGGGTTAGTATGAGTAATCCGCTTAAAATTTATCTTCAAAAGCCAAATGGATTTAATAAATATACGTTAACAACTGATAATAGTAATTATCAGGCAAGTTTTAGTCAAACAAATGAAACTAGTTATAAAAAATTTTACTTATCTAATAATTTAAATTCATTATACTATTTAAGATTTTATAATGGTGGATATGGTGGTTATTATTATCGTGGCGATTTAATTAAATTATTGAATCAATTCCCTAATTTAAATAAATTTGAAGCATCAATATCGCAGTTTGGTAATGATTTAACTAATACTAGTTTTCCAAAAAAATTAAAAAACATTAATTTATCGGATACTACATTAACAGGAAATGTTAATACTATTGAAAATTTTGATAATCTTGAAGAAATTACATTAACCAATTGTTTATTTAATGGTAATTTAACAAATATTAGTTTTAATAATCTAAAAAATATAACATTCAATACATTATATAATTTACGAGGAAACTTAAATAATTTAATTGATAATAATTTAAATTTTAAACATCTATATTTAAATTTATGCCCTTTATTTAGTGGTAACTCAATCACATTAAATACGGAACAATTGGATTATATTTATTTGAATATTCGTAATAATACTAATTTTACTGGTAGTTTAACCAATTGGAATTTTAACACTGGTTTAACTTATTTTTATTTAAATAATTGGTATTTGACTGGTGATGTTAGCAATTGGGATATTAGCAATACAAAACTTACAAGTTTTTATCTTTGTGATTATAGCAATACTAATAATAAAATAAAGGGTAATTTATCGAATTGGGTATTTCCATCAACTCTAACAAGTTTTTATATTGAGTATATGAGTGGATTAACCGCACTACCAAATTCTTTTTCAGGCGCATCTTCATTAAGTTACTTAAATATTAATTATTGTAATGGTTTAACAAGTATTACTGATATTACAATACCAAGTTCATTAAGATACTATTATGTGCAAAATTGTTCTAATTTAACTGGTGATATTAATAGTATTAATTTTCACGATTTACTGGTAGATATTAATTTAAGCGGTAATAAATTATATGGAGATATTGGAAATTTTGTAGTACCGACTGCAACAACTTATTTATATTTAAATAATAATACGAATATTACTGGTAATATTAGTGGATTAACATTAAATACTAAACTAAACAGGTTGCAGTTGAATAATACCAATATATATGGTAGTATTGCGGGAATGTCATTACCAAATACACTAAACACGTTGCAGTTAAATAATACCAATATATATGGTAGTATTGTAGGAATGTCATTACCAAATACACTACGCACGTTGCAGTTAAGTTACACCAAACTATTTATTGATTTTGATACAGGTGTTTTTAATACAAATGGTTTATATTATATATATTTGAATAATATAAGCGGTATTACTGGTAATTTATCCAATTTGGTTTTCACCAATAATATTTATCATTTATTTTTAAATAATACTAATGTTAATGCTGATTTATCAAAATTAAATATTTCAAAAATATATAATTTATATGCAAGTACTTGTGGTAGTATGTATGGTAATCTAACTAATTGGTTAACTGGTGGTACATCTACATTAGGTACAGTACAAATACATAATAATCCATATTTATCAGGAGATACATCAAATTGGAATGTTAATTTTGTTAGTGATTTACTTATTTATGGTACTAGTTTGACAGGTGCGCTTAAACATAATAATGTATATAGTTTAAATGCGAATGGTCTTAATATTACAAGTAATATAAGAACAGATTTTAATTTTAGCAATCGTGCATATAATGTTATATTAAACAATACTAATATTACTGGAAGTTTATCTGGTGTAACATTATATAGTGGAATTTATCTATTTTATGTTAATAACTGTCCTAATTTATTGGGGTCAAATCATTTTATTAACTATATTTTTGATTATAGAAAATATTTTACAAGTAGTACTGTATATTTTAATATTCAAAATATTGGTGATACTGTAACTGGAAGTACTGAAACATTAGGCGATTTGGGTACTTATACACAATTTTCTGGTAGTTCACAATACTACTATTGGAATTTAACTGAAAATGAAGTGAATAATTTGGCAAGTGGCTTAGATTATAATGAAACTGGAACTAATATTCCTTGGAATTCTAAACAAAAGATATACTGGATGAAAAATGCGAGAATTAGTTCAACAAATTTAAATAAGAGATATATAAATTATAATATAATATATTAATTATGACAAAAGCAATTTACATTAATGAAGCAGCATTTGTTGATGGTGTTGTAACTGGTGCAACGAACTTAGGTACTGGTAATGGTACAATATTCACAACATTAAACAATGATTGCATTCAATTAAAGACATTAAGTGGTGGAACTAATATAACATTAACATGTAATGGTAATTATATTGGAATTAATTCCATTGGTGGTGTTAGTTGTCGTGAAAATATTACAAAATTAATTAATCAAGCATCTCATGGATTTGTGGTTGGCAATGTTATTGGTTGGTCGGGTGGTACTTACAATAAGGCAATTGCAAACGGTAATTATGATGGTGAAGTCATTGGTGTTGTAAGTAAATGCTATAATGCAAATTGTTTTGATTTAACTCAAAGTGGTTATGTAACTGGTTTAACAAGTTTAAGTACAAATGCCACATACTTTTTAAGTCCAACAACTGCAGGGGCATTATCATCGTCAGAACCAACTGTGGCTGGACAAGTAAACAAGTCTGTTTTAATTGCAGATAGTTCAACAAGTGGTTGGGTATTACCATATCCGGGTTATATTGTAACGACAGACACTACTGGTGGTAGTTCTGTTTGTGAATTTACTGTTTGTGGTAATGGAAGTGCAACTGGTTTTACGGTTCAACATGATTTAAATAAACAATTTGTAGTGGTTGAAATTGTTCAAACAAGCAGTCCATATGCAACTGTTTATACAGCAATTCAAAGACCAAATGCTAATTGTGTTTATGTTCTATTCGATACAGCACCACCAACTGGTACGTGCTATAAAGTATTAATAACAGGATAATAATTTAAATATATGACAAAAATTGATTTAATAACATTAACGGGTTTTACTGCAGTAGACGGCACTATAATTGCAAGTGGTGCAACTATTAAATTTAGTACTGAATTTAATATCAGAACAACAAATGTAATGGTAAGACCAAAAATATATAGAAGTAGAGAACTTTTTGATTTAGGATATGATGAAGTAAAATCAAAAGAATTTTTAAGTGAATTTATATTACAAATTCCTGAAGTGGAGTTCAATACTTTAACACCAGTAATACTATATGAAAAAGTAAGAGATTATCTTAATACTAGATATGGTGCTACTATTTTTGAAATAATTTATACTGAATAAAACTTTTAAACTATGCCAATGCCAGCGAGTGGTTGTATTGCACTAAGAAATTGTATTAGTGGAATTAAATGTAGTAGTATTAGTTGTGCCGTTACGGGTACTGTTGGACCTGTTGGGGGTTCAAGTTTGGCTGAAATGAGTATTTGTGCTGGTAAATCAGCACCACATTCAATGTCAGAATTCTATTGTTATAGTTCTGGTATTGGTGTTTATTTTTATAAATTATCACAAACTGGTATTGATGGTGAAGATATGATGGTTTGTGCATGTTATGCGTTATGTACAACAGCAACAATGCCAGTGGGTCATTGTTATAATATCTGTTTAAATTGGTCAATAACGAAAGCATCATCGATTAAGACGCTACCACAATTGATTTGTGTAACATGTAATAGTGATAATGTATATTCATGTTCAGTTTCAACTAAAGCAGAACTTGATTGTGGTGGTTCGTGGGGTCCGATGGTTGTTGATTATGATGATACAGTACGTATTATTCATTGTGTTAATCATGATTCTAGCCCAACAATGGCAAGTGAAGCAATAACATCAATTATGTCAGTTTCAGGTGTTGTGGGTTCATATTGTCTTGCTGGAATATGTAATGTTATTGATAATTACGCATGTTGTTGATAAGCATCAGGAATTATTTGGAAATGATAGTTATCAATACTATCAAACTGATTTGAATTTTTTTAATGAAGTTTTGGATATTATTGAAGTAAGAGAGGGTAGTTTAAAAGACAAATCGTTCATTAACCTTGGTTCGGGTATTGGAAATGTTTGTGCAGTTGCAGCAAAGAGATGGTAGATAGATTATTTACATATAGAAATTATTTGAGAAAATATATAATTAAATAATTTATTAAAAAAATAAATTAGGTATTTATATTAATTAATGGAATAGAATAATTGATAGAAATAAAATAGACATGAATGAATTTTTCAAAATAGTATTTGGCGATTTTACTTGGATTCAACTTTTTGGATACCTTTGGTTTTTTATTATTGGCTATTTAATATATGGATTAACTGAAGTTAGCGGAAGAGATGTTAATAGTCCGAATACACCAAAAAAATTCTCATGGAAATTTTGGTTCTATGATAATTGGCGTAGATATTTAGCAACAATTTTATGTACTTACGTGTTTTTCAGATTTTATGTTGAAATTAGTGGACACCCATTTGGCAATATAGATGCAGTTATGCTTGGTTTAATTGGTGATGGTGTTGCTGCTAAAATAAAAGAAAAAGTAAAATCGTTGGGTGCTACAGATAGACCTCAACTAACAGCACAAATAAAAAAAGAACAAGGAGAAATCGAATAATGAATTACTCTACATTTGATATTAATAATTTTTTTATTAAAAAGGATAGTACGCTTCCTGAATTGAAATACCCTCTTATTCAACAATTAAGAGAACAGTATGATATTACTGATGATATGCTTGAAAATGTAGCAGTAACATTTTCAATGATTGAAGCCGATAGTGGTTTGTATCGTATTGCAAATGTTGCTGCTAGTCTTGTTATCAATAATGATAGAGAAAAATATCCTGATGAAGAAAAATATACATTAGTATATAGATTTAAATTACCACAAACATCAAAAGCAGGCAGGTATTTAGCAAATTTTACAATTGATTTTCTTGGTGAATATTGTGGAAAAATCACACTACCAACTGATGGTCAGATAAATATCATCATTTCAGATGGTATTACAAAAACAACTGTAATTTAATTGACAATTATAAATTTTTAGTTATCTTTGCGTATTATAATGCAATATTATGCAAGAATTTATTTTTGTTGTTCATTGTGAAAGAATATCTAAAAGATTGGCTTATTACCTAAGATTTCCAGCCAATGACCAACTAATTCAACGAATTAAAGAACTTCCAGAAGAAACCCGTAAATGGAATCATGATATGATGGCATGGGAAGTAACCACGCCATCATTATTTACATTAATTAAAAGATATAAAGGTTCAAATAAAATACATTTCGATTTTGGAAATGAAAATAGTCGTAAAGTATTCATTCAACAAATTAGAAAAATTGAAATTGCTGAAGAAGAAAAACGTAAATTTATTGCCGACCTTAATATAAAAAAGGAACATTGGGTTAAATACAAGCAAGAACTTGAAGAAAAATATGTAGAGTATAGTGATAAGTGTCATGCGTTGTTGAAAGAAGGTGTTAAATTATATCCACACCAAATTGTTGCAGCAATGTTTATGAATGTTACTCGCAACACATTGATTTCACATGAAATGGGATTGGGTAAAGCGGAAAGCCTAGATTCTAAACTACTTACACCAAATGGTTGGATTAGAATGGGTGATGTTCAAATTAATGATTTTGTTGTTGGTAGTGATGGCAAACCCAAAAAAGTATTAGGCGTTTATCCACAAGGATTTAAAGATATATATGAAGTTCGTTTTAGCGATGGAACATCAGTGGAATGCTGTGATGAACATCTTTGGAATGTAAATACTTATATTCGTAATTGGCGAAAAAATCCTTTCATGACAAAAACTCTTCGAGAAATAATGAATGAGAGATTACAATATAAAAATGGTAATAATAAATGGTATATTCCAATTATTCAACCAGTTGAGTTTAAAGAAAATGATTTAAAAATTAATCCATATATTCTTGGGTGTTTATTGGGTGATGGTACAATCGGTTTGAATAGTATTCAATTTACTACTGCAGATACTGAAATTATTGATATTTTATCAAAAAGACTAAATGAAAATATTATAATTTCAAAATTATTGGCAAAATATCAATATTCTTTAAAAAAAATTAATAATAAAATTCCTAATGCATATGTTAATGAATTAAAATTATTAAATTTATTGGGTACTAATTCATATACTAAATTTATACCTGATAGTTATAAGTTTTCATCAATTGAGCAGAGATTAGAATTATTACAGGGTATTTTAGATACTGATGGTCATTCTCGAAAAGACGGTATTGTGGAATTAACATTAGCTTCTAAGCAATTAATTGAAGATGTACAATTTATAGTAGAGTCTTTAGGTGGAGTGGGTAGATTACATGAAAAATGGATTAAATATAATGGTGAAAATAGATTATACTATCGTTTAAATATTAAATTACCACCACATTTTATTCCATTTAAATTAAAAAGAAAAATTAAGACATTTGTCGCACCAACAAAATATTTACCTAATCGTGCAATTGTTGATGTTAAATATGTGGGCAAAAAAGAAGCACAATGTATTTTGATTGATTCAGAAGACCATTTATATGCTACTGACCATTGTATATTAACTCATAATACATTAAGTGCAATATTATATTCAGAAATGAATACTTTTGAGAAAGTATTAGTAATTACACCAAATTCATTAAAATTTAATTTTTATAATGAGGTGGAAAAGTTTACAAAAAGTAATTCACACATTGTAAATTGGAAAAAAAATAAGTGTAGTATTGAGGATGCTAAATATATCATTGTTAATTATGACTATTTTAACCCAAGCAATGCCAAAGTATTTGATGCTAAGTGGAAAAAACTTAAATTAGATAAAATCGATGCGTTGATTTGTGATGAGTGTCTTACTTATGATACAAAAATATTAACTGATAATGGTGAGTTAAAAATTGGAGATATTGTTGAAAATGCATTAAATGTAAAAGTAATATCCTATAATCATAAATTAAAGATTTTTGAATCAAAATCAATTTTGAGGTATTTATATAATGGAAGAAAAAAAACAATAAAAGTAAAATTTTCAAATGGTGTAATAATTGAATGTACACCAGACCATAAATTTTATTCAATTGATGATGGCACATACAAATCAATTGAATTGTTTGAAATTGGAGAAAAATTATATGAATACAAAGAGAAGAACGAAAATTGCAACGACAGTAATAATATGTCCGCAATGCAATCAAGAGTTCAAACAAAAAAGAAGCACACAAAAATTTTGTTCAAAAATTTGCTCAACAAGATATACTTCAACAGAAAATGTGAAAAAAGCGATATTGAGCAGAACACTAAATGGAAATATATCACCATTGGTAATAAAAACTTGTCCAATTTGTCAAAAGGAATTTCAATCAAAAGACCGTTACAATCAAAAATTTTGTTCAACAAGTTGTTCAGCAAAATGGAGAATGAATCAAATGGAAATAAGAAACAAAGTTTATACGAAAGAATCTGCAAAAAAGATATCAATAGCACTAATACAAAGTTATCAAACGAAACCAGAGTTAAGGAGTCGATTATCGAATCGAATGACATTGGACAATCCAATGTTCAATCAAATGAATATCGAAAAAATGAAATTAAATCGGGGAAAATACACATTTCTTTCAAGAGGTGGAAATGGAAAAATGACAAGTCAACAATTAAAACTTTTTTCAACAATTTCTGGAATTACAGAAATGTATATGGAATTTTCAATTCCAATTTCAAAACCATTAAAAGAAATGAATGTCACAGTGGAGTCACCACCAACACATTACAAGGTGGATATAGGAATACCAAAAATGAAATTAGCGATAGAAATAGATGGAAATACACACAAAACGAAAAAATGGAAATTTTTGGACAGGAGGAAAACGGAAATATTGGAATTGTTTGGGTGGAAAGTATTGAGATTTTGGAATCAAGAAATAGACCAGAATTTGGAGAATGTTGTGATGAAAATAAAAGAGTATATGATTTAGAAATTAAAGATAATCACAATTTTATTGCTAATGGTATATTAGTAAGCAATTGCCAAAAATTAAAAAACAGTAAATCAAATACATACAAAAATTTTAAAAGAACTTTTAAGAATGAAATATTTAAAAACAATAAAGTAAGTAAAATATTTCTCTCAGGCACTCCCGCACCAAATAGAGCATATGAATTGTATACAATACTACATGAAATATCACCTGTTGATTTTGCAACAAAGAAATATTTTTATGAATATTATTGTGGAATGACATACGATACAAATAGTGGTTGGGGTTATATTACTAATACGATGGAACAAAGATTTGAAGAACTTTATTATAAAATTGCTCCATATACACATAGAAAAAGAAAGTTTGAAGTATTGAAAGACCTTCCTGATAAAATATATCAAAAGATTATTTTGGAATTGGAAGACCGTGAATATGCAATTTATGATGAAATTGAAGCAGGTGTTGCAAATGAATTCTTAACACATCCCACTTCGAATCCTTTAACTATAATGATTCGATTAAGACAATATACTGCATCATTAAAAATTAAGCATGTTGTTGAATTAATTGAAAATATTTTAGAAACTGGTGAAAAGGTTGTTGTTGTAGACACATTTAAAGATACTCTTTATGAATTAAAGGAAAAACTTGGTGATGTTGCAGCATTACATACTGGTGACCAAAGCGTTGAAGAACGTGCAGAAATAGTTAAGCAGTTTCAAGACCCAAATAGTTCAATTAAAGTATTTTTAGGTTCGATACAAACATGTAATTATGGTCTTACTCTTACTGCAGCAAGTAAATTGTTTATATTAACATTACCATATTCTGTTGGAGAATATGACCAAGTAAGTGACCGTTTGCATAGAATTGGTCAAAAAAGTGTTGTTAATATCTATCCATTAATATTCAGAGATACAATTGATGATTACGTATTTTCTGCAATTGAAAGTAAACGTAAAGAAATTGTTAAAGTTATTGATAATGAAGATTATAAATCAAATATCAGCGAATCAGTGCTGAGTGATGTTATTGCAAAAATAAAAAGTAAACATGGGATGTGAGTATAAAACGGGATATAACCCCTTTCAAGATTTTCTACTACAGTTAATTTTGTATGGTGCAGACATATCAAATAAGAAAATGAAAAGAGATATACATTCGGCATTTTCTTTAATATTACAAAATGTTTTGAATAATCCAAATGATGTTGTATATTTGGACTTTGATATTGTTAGTGATAAGAATCATATTAAAGTGGTTGGTAAAAATGCAATATCTGCATTTTGGTTATCAGGTTTGTTTCCATCTAATATTGATTATATATTGAAAAACAATAATATTAAAACGGGTAATAGAATATACAAGTACAACAAGAAAACAAAATTATTAACATATACAATTGTTGATGAGTAAAATGGATAAACATGTTGTGTTGGGAGAAATAAAGGCATTTCTCGAAGGATACAATAATGATATTAAGTATTTGGTAAACGTTGAAACAGACCCAAGAACAAATTTCGCCGAATGTATCATTCACGAACCAAATCAAAAACCAAGAATTGAACATATTAAATACGAACCTTTCATGTATATGAAAGATTTGTCAAGGCATAAAATTAAACTTTATAATGGCATTTCTGAACAATATCTTGAAAGTAAGAAAATTAAATATGGTATTACTATTACTAAACTTAAAACTGGTAATCAAAAACGTTTAGTTAAAGGTTATTGTTATAAAATAACTAGTCATAGGTCATATAATGATATTCTTAACTTTTTAAAAGATGGTGGTATTGACCCTTATGAGAAACTGACAGATGATGAAGGTAATATTATAAAGGATAAAAAGGGTGATTCTGTTTTTAAATATCGTGATTTATTTTATAGTCCCAAAACAACTGAACAATTTTTTATTTCAACACAATCTCGATTATATAAGGGTTATGAAGAATATAAGAATGTTCATAAATTAACATTCGATATTGAAACCACTGGTTTACGTTTTCAAATACATAGGGTATTTGCAATTGGTGTTAGAGATAATCGTGGTTTTGAAACAATATTAGAGGTTGATAAATTGAATGATGATGAATCGGAAATCAGATTGATTCAAGACTTTTTCAATTTAATTAAGCATATTCAACCTGCAGTTATTTGTGGATTTAACTCGGAAATGTTCGACTTTGAATTCATATTAGGTCGTGCAAAATTACTGAAAATGGATTTGAGTGAAGTCCCAACAACACTTAAGGATTTTGTGATGTTGAGAAGAAAACCAAATACTTCAGTCAAATATGGTAATACTACTGATAAATATACATGGACGGACATGTGGGGTTTTTCAGTAATTGATATTCTTCATGCAGCAAAAAGAACAGCAGCAGTAAATTCAGATTTAAAAGAAACTGGCTTAAAATATATAGCAAAATTTGAAAAAATAGCCAAACCAAATAGAACATATATTGATGGCGAAGATAATTCTATTGGTAGATTTTATGGCGAAAATAAAATATTCATCATAAATGAAAAGAATGAATATATTCAAGTTCCCGATGAATATCAAGGTGTTGCAAGAAATTTGTATGTTCTTCAAGCAAATAAGGGAAATATTTCTGATGAAGAATATAAAAAACATAGAACAAAATATCTTGATGAAAATAAAGAATTTATTGAATGGTTTAGAGCAGAGGGTATTCCGAAAGGCATGACCAAATTTATTGGCGGTAAAAAATTAGTAAAACAATACTTGCTTGATGACCTTTGGGAAACTGAGCAAGTCGATGAATTGTATAATCAATCATCATTCATGCTTGCTAAAATTGTTCCAACAACATACCAACGTATTTGTACGATGGGTACTGCAAGTATTTGGAACTTATTGATGACTGCATGGAGTTATGAAAATGATTTGGCAATTCCTGAATCAGATAAGTATGAAAAATTTAGTGGTGGATTGGCAAGATGTTTCAAGTCAGGATATTCTAAACGTATTGTAAAGATTGACTATGCTTCACTTTATCCAATGCTTCAATTAACATGGAATATATTCCCAATATTCGATATTACTGGTGTTATGAAGAAAATGTTGTTGTATCTTACAACAACACGTAATATCTATAAGAAGATTGCGAATGGTACTAAACTTGATAAAGAAGAAGTTGAATTACTTCGTCAGATAGACCCTGAAATTCATATTAAATATATTAATAATGAATTGACCAGTGCTGATATTTTAATGGCAAAAATTAAACAGTTGCCTATTAAGATTTTGAATAACTCATTGTTTGGTGCTTTAGGTTCTAATATATCATTTAACTGGTCAGATAATGTTTGTGCTGCTCGTACTACTTGTTGTGGTCGTCTTGAATTAAGACATGCAATTACTTGGTTTAGTAAATTTAATTGTGTTGCGTTGCTTGCAGTAACGGATGGTATTAATTTCCAAATACCAGATAGAACGACAATAAGGGT